GCTTTCTGGTTGTGTGATTGGTTCAGCTTCGGGAATTACTTCCTCTGCTGCGATCTCTAATACTTGAGCAGACTTGAAGGCTGGCTCAGTTACTAAAGAAACTTCTTTGAGTTTAGCTGCGGTGACAACTGTGTGACCGTTGCGTGAAGGTGCAGATGAGATGATCTCTGCTCCGATGCTAAGACCGCTAACGAGTCCTTCGCTTGCCATAACTAGCGCATCATTTCCGCCGGTTGAGCGGCTAAGTTTGAAAGTTGCATAGATACCGTCAGGGCGAACGGTTGCAGTAACCATGCGACCAACAGGCTTCTTCATGTCGTGCTGAGATAGCAACTTGATCTTAGAAGGATCGTCGATCTCAATGGATCCTGCTTCAAAGACTACGCCGCCGAGATTAGTGTTACCGACTTCGCCTGTTCCCATAGGAACGATCTTGCCGCTGATTTCGCGACGTTCTTCGCTGCATTCAATAGATGCCGCTTCGATGTATAAGGTTTCCATTAACTCATGCCTTCGCTTCCATTAGGAGTTAGGTCTGTCATTTCCATAGCCTGTTCAGTTGTAATAAGTCCAAGGGTTAGCAACTTCTCGATAACCTGAAGTTCAACTAGCGGATCGTTCTTGAGGAAAGTATCAAAGACTGCAAAGCGGACTTCGTGCCCTGCTGTAGAGATATCGTCCATTGAAAGGCGTGTCTGGATAGCCTGAATATAAGGCTCAATACTTAGTGCATAAAATTGCTTGCGTTCTTCGGTAACATTCGCATAAGTCATCGTCGTGTTTTGATCAGCGCTCAAGTAATACGCTGGCACGTTCATGGCGCGAGCAATTTCAGTTGACAGGTTTTGAATTGCCTCGTTGTACATCATGTCTTTAGGTGAGAACTGTGTGGACTGGAACTCGAGAGTGCTAGTCAGATATGCAGTCGAATTGTTTTGGCGGCTGCGCTTCCAAGCTGCAAGAAGTCCAGAGACTTCAGCAGGTGGCAAGTCTGCGCCTGTGTTCTTGAGGATACCTGAACTCATTGGAGTTGCAGCAGAGATAGAAGCTGCGCGGTTGATGTCGATCGCTGACTGGATAGTCTTACCAGCGCGTTCTAACACGCCTTCGTCTAATCCTTGAATAGTTACGATGTCATTCATGTCGATCGGCTGAATGTCCACGTAATACTGCGTGATCATTATGCCTTCAAGATCAGTTGTATAAGTTACGCGAGTATTAGCGATCCACTCGAAGGCCGCTGGACGTCCGTCCTCTGCGTAGCGTTCAGTTACGCGAAGATAAGCAACGCCGTAGAACAATAGAGAGTCTACGATCCAGTTGATAGTCACGAATGACGGTTGGTTCTTTGAAAGTTGGTTGATCCAACGAGGAGCGGCCATTACTTCGCCAGTGCGCTTGTTATAATACTCAAGCGGGATAGAAGCGACAGTTCCGCAAATTAGGTTGCGAGCGCGAGCGACAGAAGGAACACTCATTGCGTCCTTGCGTGATACGCGGAGTGCTATTGCGTTATAAAGTGAGGGTAAGTTCTCGCCCATTACCTGCGGCGCAGCTTGTGCTTCAACGATTAGCGGCTTACGCGAGAAGATACCCATAGGGGTCAATTATACACTAGATGTAGGTCATTCGGTGTAAATAGCCGCTACCTGTTGTGGTTTCATTAACATTGAGACCACCATTGCGAGTGCGATAGGCGCTGAGACATCTCCAGCCGATTTTCTTTTAACGATACGCCAAGCAGAGTCGTTAACTTTAGCTGCGCAGTTATTCATCTGCTGAATTAGGTTGGCTTGACCGTTATGAACCACGCGATGATTTACTAAGCCGTCGAGAAGATCCCCGCAAGCCTGATAAAACTGCTGCCCAGAGATGTCTTGAGTTATACAGCCAGCGTTGGTCAACTTATCCGCTATCGACTGGGTTGTGTACTTGTCGTAGCAGATCTGGCGCGGCCTGTACTGATCTGCCCAAGCCTTTATATCAGCTGCGATCTTTAAGTCATCAACTGAGACTGCTGACTCCCAAGTCTGCAAGATGCCTACGCCGATCTTGCCGTCTGGCAATATCTGACCGGCAACGAGTGAAGCATTGCGCCGAGAAGGTGAAACATCGAAGCCAAAGACTGTGTAACCGCCTGGCGGGATCTGCAACTCGCTGTTTGAAGTCTCTTCTAAGATCCCATGCGGCCAAGGGCTGCTTAGGGAGTCGATCCATTGGCAAAGTGTCTCGGTTCGTGTGTTTTCTATCGGTGAAGTTGCTATCGCTTCTTCAATGGCTTCTTCTGTAATCGTATAACCGAGCGCAGGGTTAGCAAGCGCCCAAGATACTCGATCGTCGATCTTGCAATACTGTGGCGCGGAGTATTCGTAGAACCCAAATGATTTTGGCGGGTTGTCTAAGGCTCTTTCGCGCAGTTGGTTAAGTACGGTGCTAAACGCATCGCCCGCATTCGACGTCAGCAGTACGTGGCTATTGGCGTGGGCGCGAGTCACCGGCATCGCAGCTCGGTAGCCCTCTTCTGAGATTTCTCTGACCTCATCCACGTAGAGGAGTCCATTTATTGACCTGCCTCTTGAACCGTCTCTCGTCGCTGCTACAACGTCTAAACGTGCTCCCGATAGCATCTCGATCGACTCCGTGCCGTTAGCGTGTCTAATCTGCTTAACCATGCCCTTTAGGTGGTCGTTATTCTCTAAAGCGTTAGCAACCTGTCTAAACGTCTCCAAAGCCATTGAACGGTTTGAGGACATGATCAAAACGTCGGTATTCCACTTGATCAGGTGCGTGAGGATCAACATACGCGCTAAAAACGTCTTTCCATTTTGCCGGCTTATGAGAAGTAAGTTGCTCTTGCGAACCCACATATCTTTCTTATCCACGGTCAACATATCCCGCAAGACATACTCCTGGTAAGGCAAAAGTTCTTCGTTCAGGATCTTAGCGATCTCAATAACGTCATCGACTTTAGACTTACCCTTCAAGGGTATTGACTGAAGCCTCGGTTTAGTTGCCCCTCGGAGCGCTTGTTTCTTTTTGGGTGGCATCGGGTTAATTCTCGACTGGTCTAGACGTAAACGGACTGTCTTGGTGGATTTCCGACTGTGTCGGAGAGAGGAAGGACGAAAAGACAGGGGGGGTAGACTTCCTGTCTAAAAAAACCCCCTGATTACGCGATCCCTTGCTGCTATTGCATGACTGGCAACAAGCAACTGCGTTCTCAAAACTAACCACTAGGTCAGGCGCTTTGCTAATTGGAATAACGTGATCGACTGTCGTTGCCGGTGCTGAGCAATAGAAGCATGACCATTGGTCACGCGCTAGCACCTTTAACCTAAAGGCTTTGTAATCCCTCGTTAGTCTCGGGTCTCCTCGTTTAGCCATTAACTTCCTCATCATCAGTTATAGGCTCATCACAGCAATAGTCACACATATTACCCATAGCCTCCAATAGCCAGTCCATTACTGCCAACCCTTAGTCTTTAGATGATGTAGTGCCTTGCAATAGTCTGGGATCTCATGGTCTAGACCATAACGCTTAGATACATAGTACCAATAGATATAGAACTGATAGTCATATGGCTTGTTCTTCATAGACTCAGTACGCATCTGGTAATAGCCATAGTGTGAACCATTAACTGCATCTATATTAAATCTAGACTCTCTATAGATTATCTCGTTATGGCATTTATATTGCTTATCTGTTAGCTGCTTATTAGCAAGTGCTTTTATGCTTTTAGTGGCATCTATTGAAGCCATTACATCTAAGGGCATTGCTATAGATAGAAGTATCCCAATAACGGCGGCTACCAAGCGGGCTAGCCGCAAGCGGCCCGCTTTGAAGCCCTTGAAGGCTTCTAGCCGTAAGAGTACCAGACGTGTCAAACTCATTAACAAAAGTCCTGCTCAGAGCGGCGTGTCGAAATTGGAAAGGTAGCAAGGCGCAGTATCGGCAACGGAATGAACGCCGCTTTATTGACCGAACTTAACGCTATACCTGTAGGCGAGTTTAACGCCCTGCTACCAAGTCTCAACGGTTGTCCGTACTGTAGAAGCCTGAGCCTTTGAAGGCTATTCCAAACGAACTGTAGATCTTCTTCATAGGTTCATGGCATAAGCCGCATTCAACCAAGTGATCTTCGTTAATCTTGAACTCCTTCTCATAACGCAAGTTAGCCTCGCATGACTCGTTGGTACACTCAAACTCATAAATAGGCATTATTGGTTTTCCCTACACCATTCGCATCGTTGACCTAAGGCGTAAATGCCACAGTCTAAACATCTTGATATGTCTGAGTCTTGAACCACGTCTTTACGGTTCTTATATCCAGCAGCTTCGAGTAACTCCACCAGATCGCCAAGGCGTAGCATCGCTACATAATCCTCAGCACGTTCACCTTGACCATTAAGCCTAAAGCAAGCGAACCCCAATAAGCCGCTCTTGGCTGTTCTAGTTTCGATCTGGCGGAGTGTTCCCGAGACGTCGAGACCTGTACGCGCTTTAAC